TAACTGCTGCCCCGTTGCCAAGTATGGCAGATACGTTTCAAGTAGTGCCGTAAGCTCTGAGGCTCCATTCTGCCCGCCGAGTGGCTGAACAATGGCTTGCCCGTTATTAACAGATAAGAGCTCTGCACCATTCTCACCGACAACAGCCGTGCCCTGCGTAAGTATTCCGCCAGATTCCAGATAAGGAATATGCACGGGGATAGTAGGTATATGAGGGTGGAATGAACCACCACCGAGCCATTCAGGCATATCAAAACCAATGCCATTAAATCCGGTGATAACCTTGTTGATGCTGTCTATCGTGCCGTTGAGCATACCGATAATGCCATTGAGCGGAGCTTTTGCAAGTGCTTCCAACGCCTTAAATGCTCCCCCAAATATTTCCTTGACACCTTCCCAAGCTCTTTTCCAGTCTCCGGTAAATACTCCACGAATGAAGTTAATGATTCCATCAAATATGGTCTTAACAGCATCCCAAACGTTTTTCACGTTCGCCATGAAAGCATTCATGACATCGCCAAGAGCTCCGAATTGTTCTGTCCAGTTTTTAGCAAAAATGTTCTGGAAGAAGTCATCTACTCTTTGGAGTGCCGCTTGTATTTCATCACCCTTTGTAGCGATAAGCACCACAAGAGTAATGATGGCTGCTATTAACAATGCAATGGGATTCGCCAACAGCCATGAAATAGCTGCTCCTATCTTTGGTATAATGGTCAAAATCGTCCCGACTGCGCTCGTCAGCTTTCCGATAACGATTAACAGCGGAGCTAACGCCGCAACAACCATCAAAACATTAAGGATGGTCTGCTTCTGTGAATCATCCAAACTGTTGAATTTATCCATTAAGCCTTGAAGCTTTTCAATAACGTCCCTTATGACCGGCATCAGCAGATCGCCAAGAGATATGGCGAATTCCTGTACCTGACTTTTTAGGATCTCCATCTGTCCGGAAGCGTTATCCTGCATAGTGGCAGCCATAGCCGCAGCCGCTCCGTCATACTGTTCAAGGATCTCTTTTCCTGATGCCAAAGCCTCATTCAGAGGAATTATCCCGTCTTCTGTCTTTGCGAATGCCTGAGAACTGTTATCAATAGCCTTCGTCAGCTTGTTGTAGTCTTCTTCTGTGGCGTTTGCTATTGCAAGCAAACCAGACATAGCACGAGCTCCACCAAGCATGGCAGCCGCCCTTGCTTTTTCTGCTCCCTCCGCTCCAAATGTCCTCAGATTAAGCTCTTCGAGCTCATCATCATACTTTTTCTGCGTCAGGGTGCCATCTTCAAGAGCCGCATCTAATTGGTCAAGCTGTGCCTCGTAGTCTTCTATCGATACATTGATATTTCCCATTGAATCACGGAGCTGATCCATGATGTCACGGAAAGCATACATCTTGCCCTCATCGTCATACAAAGCAATACCGAGCCTATCCATTGCGTCCGATGATTCTTTTGTGGGCTTAGCCATCCTCTGAAACATGTTTCTGAGAGATGTTCCCGCCATAGATGCTTTTATACCGCTGTTAGCCATTAAGCCAAGAGCAACAGCAACATCCTCCGCAGAATATCCAAGAGATCCCGCAACAGGAGCCGCATACTTGAATGATTCGCCCATCATAGCAACATTGGTATTCGCATTAGATGATGCAGATGCCAATATGTCGGCAAATCTTGCAGATTCCTCCGCAGACATTCCGAAAGCTGTCAACGCATCCGTTACGATGTCGGAAGTGGTCCCGAGCTCTTCACCGGATGCCGCTGCAAGATTCATGATCCCGTCTATGCCTTCAAGCATCTGTTCGGTTTTCCATCCCGCCATAGCCATATAGTTAAGGGCTTCTGCCGCATCAGATGCTGTGAACTTTGTAGTAGCTCCCATCTCACGAGCTTTGTCCCTTAATGCGTCAAACTCTTCGCCTGCCGCACCGGATACAGCCGCAACTTTCGACATAGATGCATCAAAATCCGCTGTGGTTTTTACAATGCCTGTCAGAGCACCGGCAGCCGCACCGGAAACATATTTCAAGCTCTTCCCTGCTGATTCGATTTTACTTCCGACACCTTTGAGCTTTTCGCCTGCTGCCGACATAGCTTCAAAAGCTGTTTTGGCACTTCGAGCCTGTTTTTCAAGCTGTTTTAATTCATTCTCACATGATACGATCTCACGGGTCAGAGCATCATATTGCCTTTGTCCCTCTTCTGTTGACATATCAACATTCTTCTGAGCTTCCTTGAGGGTGTCGAGCTTTGTCTTTGTCTCGGAGATGGCATCCGTCAAAAGCTTCTGCTTCTGCGCCATAAGCTCCGTGTTTGTAGGGTCGAGTTTCAGGAGCCTTTCAACATCTTTGAGATCCTTTTGGGTCTGTCCGATGCTTTTATTAACGCTTGATAGGGCTTTAGTAATGCCGCTTGCATCAGCTCCTAATTCTATTGTTATGCCACGCACTTTTGTAGCCATATCAGTCTCCTAAGTCCAATTCCCCACGGAAGAATGCAGCCATAGATCCCGCAGGAGCTTTCTTGTCATATTTCTCATGATCGTTGCCTTTTTCGGTAATCATGTCATAGACCATACCCATAGTCAGCTCATCAAGATCCTCTGTGGAAAGCCCGAGCTCCGCACACCTCAGCATGAAGATGGCTCCATTCGGCTCCCTATCTCGAGGAGCTATTTTTTTTTAGGCTGTGATGTCTGCAAATTGTTAAGCTGCCACAAGTCCAAAATCTGCGGGAGGATCTCCCAAATGGAAAACATCCCGAAAGTATCGAGCCATTCATCGGCCGTTTTTTCCGGCATATCTGGAGTAGCTTGCTTCGCCATCACAAAAGCCGCATTCTCAAATATCGTTAGATCCTCGATAGATAAATTGTCTACCGTATCGGGATCTTTCTTCCGTGCATCTTTTACTCTTTTATATGATTTTGACAATGAATTCATGTCCTGAATGAGATCCCGCATAAGCAGACCTCTGTATAGTCTGGGTGTTCGTGCCGTAGCACGGAATTTCACTTCCCGCCCATCTATCTCGATAACTTTATCCATTTTGTATTTCCCTTCTTATGTTCTCAATTAGCTCCTTTTCTGCCGCTTCTGCGACCGGAGCAATATGAGGAAACGCCCTCGTTCTTCCGCCATTCTGTTTGGCGTGTCCCTTCTCTAACAAATGAGTAAGCTGATAATGGTCTTTGTTATGAACAATAGACATAGGATTCTTCTTCCGTTTCTTCTCATTCTTAACGGTCCATCCTCTGTTATACTCATTCCATGATCCGTATTGACCACTACCCGCAGGATGAGCAGAGCGGAGCTTTTTTACAGCATTTTTTGCTGTCTTCTTAACTCCGCTCTCACAGTCTGCATCTGTTGCATCAGCGAATTCGTTCATTATTCGATTAACTTCCTTTGCCAGATCGTCAACAGATATTTTTTTGCTCATCTTTGCCTCTTACGTTGTTGTTGAAACAGGGATATAAGGAGCTGTATGCCATGAAGCCTTTACTCCGTCCGGAGTGGTTGATGTGGTCATGGACATTACCCTGCCATTCTGCAGAGGAGCAGCCGAAACAGTAAGCGTCTGTGTTACGGGTGTCTTGCTATCCTCTATGGTGTTGAGCTCCTTAGTGGGTCTCGTAGCTGTGCAGTTATACAGTACGAACTTTGTGCCGACCTGATCGCCATCCTCTTCAAAAGTCATGGCGAATGATTTAGCCTCTATGGAAGCATTCTCACACATAACCCCATTAGCGTCGGGGATCTGTCCAAAGATCTTCTCATAGAATGCTTCGGGGATGAGTGCAAGGGTAAGATCGCCCTCATATCCGTTATTTGCTGCACTCTGGTAATAAACGATATTATCAGCGTAGAATTTGTTGATGTCTCCCTGTGCGCTCATCGAAAAGCTCACTGCACCGGGTACGTTTATAACGTCACCATATGTAGGAACTCCCTCAGATGTGCTTACTATCGGGAAGACATGAACGTTTTTAATACCAAACTTTACTTTGTCTGCCATATCTGTCACCTCAATAGTCTATTGTTATGGAATATATGACCTCATACATATCCTCGTCAGAGAGATACTGTTCGGACTTATTCCATGTAATGTTGTTTGTTGCAAGTGTGGTCTCGATAAGTGTTTCGGATGCTGTATCCTTCTTCTTTGAATAAAGCTCGATGTCCACGTCCTGTATTACTCTGTAAACCTTGTTGTCAGCGAAGAAATTGTCTGTGTCCGTTTCCATGTAGCAGATAAACGGAAGAGCCGGAGCATCCCCAACAGGGAAAGCTCTGTATGCGACCTTCTTACTGAATCCCGTGATACCGCTCAATATTGTTTTCAGATTACCGAGTGTCATGAACCCACTCTCCTCTCCGTATAAAGCTCAATGATGCCCGAGGCTATGTTGACATATGTACGGTATATGGTGTATCTGATGCCCTTATATTCGAGCTCATCTTCGCCACTGTATTCGCTTATGCGCACATCGAACACGTACTCTCTGGCAATGCCATCCAGAGCCTCATCCACCTCTCTGCGGGATGCGGAACGCACCCATGCAAAAGGGTATTTGTAAGCCTCTGTTGCTTCGGCCTGTCCGATATCATCATATGTATAGGTTTTTGAGATTAACGTGATCCTTCTTGCTATATTCATCACTCACTCCACACTGTATATCCTGAAGACATGCCAAGCTGAGCCTTCTGTTCGTCATATGACCTCTTGAATGCATCGGATCTGTCAAGCGAGCCATGCATGAGCTCAAACTGATAACCGCAATATGTAATGATCGCACGGATCACGATGTCATCCGTTGTGTCGGTGGTCACAGTCAAGCCTTCCACGCCTGCTATCCCGAGATCTTTTGCGGCAGAATTTATCATTTCTGCGATCTCTGTATCAAAGTCATTTTCTGTAATCAATAACGCCAGTTTTACTCTGTCTAACATGTCTTTACCTCATTGAAACCTTGAATGCTGTTCTCATACACTTCCCGATATTCGGGATAGACTGTTATATGCCCGATGTGACCGAGCTTAACCGTAGGCTCCGCCCATATCTCATATCCGAGATCCGCAGCTCTCTTGCAAAAAGCTAAGTCTTCACCTAAATCCATTGTCGGAAAGAACGCCGTGCTGTGGTGAGCCCATACATCTTTCACAATGTCGGTCTTTATCAGCACACATGCCATTCCGCATCCTGCTATCTTGAATGGCTCCAGAGGGTATTTCCAACCCTCCCACCGTTTGATGCAGGGATATAATTCTGTGAAGATACAACTTGCATGCGGGGCTCTTCTGCCATGAGCAATACCGGTCACAAATGGCTTCCCTGATTCCATCAAGTCATCAAGCAAGTCCTCCGTGAAGATCATGTCTGAATCGAGCCATAACATGTGACTGTAACCTTCTGTGAAGGCTTTTCT